TTGTGGAGGAGTAGGCGGGGCAAGAACATCAGGAGCAATAGCAGGATTAATGTTAGGCTTCTGACTTGGTTGTGCCCCAATAAACCGCAGAGCGTCTAGTACTTTAGCTGCTTCCATTTCAAGCATCTGACGAATTTCAGGATCTTGCTCTTGTTTGGCAGCATTCATAAGTTGAGCAGCAAGTGCATTTAAATTACGAGGCTCTTGACCAGCTTGAGCCCTGGCTGTTTGAATTTGACGTTGAAGTTCAGCACGGCGTTGTGCTTTAAGTTCTTCTAATTGACGGCGTTCAGCAGCTAAACGTGCATCACGATCACGTTGTTCTGTGGCCTTACGAGCTTCTAATTCTGCTCGTGCGGCTTGAGCGTCATCCTGTAGAGTTTGTTTTTGTAAGAACGGAGCTACAGAATTAGTAAGCTGATTGCCAAACATTTGTAGTACTTTACCAATACTAGCGTCATCTCGCATAATGGTTGGGTCATCCCATCGATCGTCGTAAAACTGACCAAAACCATTTTCTTGTAAAAACTGCTTAGCGGCAGCACGTCCTCCTGGACTTTGAGCTAAGACAGCCGCTTGATTAAGGATCGTTCCTGCCTGAGCCATTCTTTCTCGTTGAGTACGGGAAGCACGTTCAGCAGCCTGTGCTAAAGTTTCCTGTACTTTAGCTGGTGCTGTTTGACGATTAACTTCTGCATCTGTACGAGCTTTTTCTGCTTCTGCTTCCCACAATGGCATACGAGCTTTAAATTCTTGACGTTTACGTTCGTTTTCTTCTGTTCTAAAAATACTCTCTAGACGATCTTTTTCACGAAGGCGTTCGTTTTGATCACGTTGAATTGCTAGTTGCTCTTGAGCACGGCCTTCAGCTTGTCGCTTAAACATTTCCTCTAAGCTTTGGCGTCGGCGAGCTTCTTGCAAAACTCCAGGATTAGTTTGCCATAATAGTGATAAATCACTCATGTATTAATCTCCAAAAACTGAAGGGAATCGTTGATTAAACCAATCCCAGGCACCAGAACCCGCATCCCAAATATCTCCAGCAGCGTCCCAAATGTTACCGTTTTCCCCGGTAAACAGATTGTTTAGATTGTCTGCCATAAGATTAGAAGTAACACCCATACCAGCAATAGGTAAAGCCATTTGACCTAATGCTTGACGACGACTGTCTGTTAGTTTAGCAGCAAGTTCTACAGAACGGGGGCCATACTGACTACCACGTCCGGCAGCACTGTCTCGGCGTGCTAATTCGTCAGCCATTTGAGTAGCGTAAGGTGAATCTACTGCATACAGAGAATCTAGACGACTAAGAAGATCATCGTAACGTTTACGTTGCTCATTGGCATTGTACATGCCAAACAAAGCACCTAAAGTATTACCCCAAGGATTTTGACTTCCGCCCCCTGTATTAGGCCCTCCTGGTTGAGTCATAGCAGGCGGACGTCCACTAGGATTTCTAGGGTCTACTCCTACAGGAGTACCTCCAGGAGTTACTAAACCACCTGGATCTGGGCCAGCCAAACCCGCTGGTGGTCCCATAAAATCAGGAGCTAGATCCGCAGGCGGACCCATAAGTTCTGGATTAGGAACTACAGGCATTGTCCCTTGCCCTGGAGCAACAGGAGGACCCATAAAATTATTAGCTAAATCACCAGGAGGGCCCATAAGTTCTGGAGTTGATGAAGCGGGAGGACCAAAAGCCCCTCCAGGACCCATACCTAAGAAACCTCCTTGTGCTGCGGTAGATGCAGCTACATCTGCTCCTAAGTACCCTTGAGCACCCAATCCAGAGAGACCTGTCATAGCACCGGCCGCCGCGAGTGTTGGCATAATAACATTATCACGCGCGCTTATCCAAGAAGAAGGACGATAAGCTGTACGGGTATCAGTTAAATTAAAAGTGCCATCAGGCTGACGAGTGTAATACCATTGTGTATTTTCTTTGTCTCCTGTGCGGGCTCCATAACTTAACTCGCTACCAAGGTTGTTAAACCAAGCGTCTAAATCATCTTGTGTTGCAGCGCGTTGTCCACCAGACCCGTCATCTACCATAGAGCCAGTAAAAGACCGCCCACCACTGGTACCCATTTCCTGCCACTCTCCGAGCCGTGGAGCACCAAACAACGAAGCTAAAGATGAGTCTGTACGTAGATCATCTAAAGTAAAAGATTGACGAGCCATATCTTTAATTTCCTTGTGTGTTAATGTAAATCAATAGTTACACCGCCAGCGCGAACTCGTAACTTATTTGCTGTTGAGTTATACCAAACATCGCCATCTTCTAAACCAGCCGGGTCGGCGGCTAAAGGAATAAATCTAAGTTGCCCAGTAGATTTTAACCTCATCCGTTCGATGTTATTAGTGCGCAAAGCAAGAGGGTGGTTTGAAAAAGTGCCAAACTCAGCTTGCCCGGAAGAACAAGACAAAATGACATTAACAGCGTTAGTTGTGTCATTTAGATTGAGCGTTGGATTTGAAGCAGCCGCTCCATTAGAAACAAGACGAAGCGCACCAATGACACCCGGAGTTCCTGGCGCCTGAATTTGCACAAGATATGCAGCAGCGACCGCACCACCTATACCTATTTCCCCGGTAGCAGCGATACGCATTCGCTCTACTCCGTTTGTTCCTAAAATTAAAGGAACTGCGGTAGTAGTATATACCCAACCTTGGTTTGCAAAACCGCCACTATGTCCTGTACCATGCATTACCATAATTACAGAATTAGTACCATTACTTGCTTGGTAGAAACTAGTAGCAGAAGTTCCTGGATCTGCGTTAATACTTTCAAACCTAGTAGGGCCATTTCTATTAACTGCTTGTCTAACTAATGGATTATTTAACAGAATAGAACTAACGCTTACTACAATCCAACGACTAAAAATTTCATAAATGCGACGAAACCATGATAACCAAACGTTATCTGATTTGATTTCAGTATTAGGAACTGGAGGGAAAGACATATTTAATTAGTTCCAATGTCAATGTCAAACAGAGCACCTTTTAGTTTAAACAGAGCCCCTTGAAAGGTAAACTTGTAAAATCTTTTACGATAGCGTCCTAATCTTTTTAACATTAAAACAGCACGAGAAGGTTGAGATGCCTCTAAAGAAAAAGAACTAAAAGTACGTTCTGTAGTATTAAAAGAAGCGGAGTCTGTACCGTAGGTGTTCCAACTAAGAGTTACAGGATTTGGGTAGTTTTCAAAAGGAATAACATCGATGACACATCGACTGCAAGTTTTAGTAAAGTAAGTGCCGTGAGTTACTTCCCCTGTGTGGACAATATAATTAATGTTTACATTATCATAATCTTGGTGACCAAGGCCAGTTGTTCTTACCCACAAAGGAACACGAGGGCTTGCACGAGATCCATTGTTGTCTAAAAAGTACCAATAACCTTGCCAAAAATAAGCATTTAAAAAAGAACTGTTATTAGGTAAAGTTAAATACAACGGAGCTTTTGTAATTAAATTGTAAATACCAGTAATATTAACATTACCTACTTGAATGTAGGGAACTCCTAATAACTCAAAGAAAAAGATTCTATTGGCGTTTCCAGAAACAAAAAGACTTTTTTGCCACAGCGGTAAAGAAGTAAATAATTCTACTCCTGTAGTATCTACAGAATAGATACCTACTTTGTTTAAAGAATCTGCTCCAACAAAAAATACCTTTTCATTATATTTAGGAAATACGGCCGGTGACGGCGTGTTTGAAATTCGAATTTCTTTAAAAAAGGATTCATATTGGGCTAAAACAGAGCCACTAGGATTTCCGGCATTGTAGAAAAACTCAACTCCTCCTGTTTTAAAGACTGCTAAATAATTTTTAATTCTAGTTAAATGTAAAATAGTACCTGGAGTTAAATCAGCAGTAATAAAATTACCGGCTGTCCATCCTAAAGGATCGTCAAAGTTACTTTGGTAAATATCACTTGTGCCGACTCGAACAACAAAAATATAGTTATCTAAAGCTACAGGATATCCAAAATTAATGTTATAATCTGGATCAGTAATGGTAGTTACTACTAATGTTTGAGTATTAATAACAATACCGCCCCATCCTGGAGCACAAGCGACAAGAAAAGTAACTCCAGCAATATTGCGAAAAAAAGTAAAATCAGGGGGGAATGCACCTAAAGTAGCTGCTAAAACGCCGGAGGCAGCAGGACTAATTTGGTAATAAATTCTCCAACTTCCTGATACAAAAGCAGAGTACCATAGAGTGTTACTGCCGTCTACTTCTAATTGCCTAATTTGATTTAAGTCAGCGGACAAAGCTGGATAAGACGGGGCAGGTACAAAACCAGGACGAGTTCTTAAATACTCGGCTTCTCCATCAGTTTCTAAAATCATATTGACAGCATGTGGAATTACTGGGGAAGTACTAGTAACACCAGCAGTGTCTAACACCCACCAAGTTTCTTTTTGCTGAAACGGTAGATAATCTGTTTTGTGACTATTGATCTGAGGTTGTGCAGAAAAAGCCATTATTGTGTTCTTTCAATTTGAAAGAAAATTGAAGTTTCGTCTGTTCCAAAATCTTTAGCGTAATCTAGCCATTTTTTAGCGTCTTTACGAAGATCATCTTTTTCAGCTTGACTAGCTCCAAATTCTGGAGCTAATGTAACAGCCAACTCATAGATAATAGCATTGTGCCATTCTTTAGGAAAATCTAAAGTATGAGTAGTTGTAGTAGTAAAGTCGTCAAAAGGACCTTGCCCGACTAGTTCAATGTCATAATTAGTAGCCGCAGTGGCGTTAGGGATCGGCCAGACATTTAAGACACCAAAGTTAATGTAAGGGGTGTAAGATACAAAAACAGGATAGGCAGTAGTAGACCCAGTGTTTCGTACTTGATTCCAATCAAAGTAACTTTTTACTTCCATTTCTAATCGTTGTCCTGTGCTTGAATTCACAAGATAAGCGTGATGAAGTTTAAGTAAAAAAGGAACGTTAATTGTTTGACCTACTCCAATATTATAACTTTCTGTAGATGCCGTAAGAGGCACAGTAACTACACGGCGTTCCCACAGCGGCATACCCAGCGTTTGAAACGCCGCCATAATTCCATTAAGCGCAATGACACCGTTAGTATACTCTTCAGTAGTAGGCGTATGGCCTTCTCCTAAAGCACCTAGCTTTCGCATTGCTGTTTGAATTAACTGGTTACGGTCCAGCTCCCAAGTCGTAGATCCGCTAACTGGCATAGTTTAATATCCTGGTAATCCGGTAGTAGAGATATAGGAAGGACTGATAAATTGATCGGGCTGCTCTTGACGTCGATAAGAAGGAACTGATTGAAAAGACCGTAAGCGTAGATAAAGTTGTGGGTGCTTACTTTCGTAATCTTTTTGACATACCATTAAATTGTCCCAGCGTTTACGAAGTTCCCCACTGTAGAATTTAAAACCACACACATCACAAATTACTCGCCATTGCCCAGGCCACCGGCCTTGGTCTTGTTTAGGTTTACTCATTGAGTGTCCTTAAAGTCCAGTAATCGACGAATGTCCCGTTTGATCTCTTCCAGGGAACGGAAAAGATCTTGTTTAAATTCTTTAAAGTCGTCTTTGTGAAGATACTCGGCTTTAATGTTTTCCACATCAGCTTGTAATTTGGTAATGCTATTTTTAAGCCACCAAACTACAAAACCAAAAGCTCCCATTACAAGCCATTTAATTACTTCTACGTCAAAGTCATTCATGATTTTGGTTTTTTAATTAAAGTTCCAACAATGTCTTGAGCCGCTTCTTTAAAAAAAGTCAACCACATTTGTTGGGTTTCTTGGTTACGATTTAAAAGTGATTGGTGCATTCCATAAGCCCAGGTTGCATCAAAATCACATTCATAAAAATTATTGTGAGGAGCATTATCTTTGCGCCAGTCTTTGTTAAGGTAAAAAAACCACATTTCACTAACTGGCGGCCATTGATGTGTGAGATCCCCATAAGCACGATTAGAACTCCAAGAAGGAACAACAATCGTTACTTTACCACCATCTTTTAGTACACGATAAGCTTCGTTTACAAAGTGGATACGTTCTTTGGCAGTTAAATGTTCTACAAAATGACTACACCAAATTTCTTCTACACTGTCATTTTCCCACGGCCAATGCTCTTGTCCGGCATTCATTACTACATCTACACCGGGGAAATCAATAATATCTACACCAATATGACCCTCTTGTTTTCGGGTCCCACAACCAATATCTAATTTCATGTTTACCTCACCACATAATGTCGTTTTCAAAATCGTAATGTCCTACTTTGACATCACAATCAATAGCACAACGGTATCCATATTTGCGCGCATCAGCCCAAAAATAAAGATCTTGTGTACCAATACCTTCTTGTGCTGACGCTACTGTTTTAAACCAAGGTTTACGAAGTTTAGTGTCTTTAAACATTGAAAGACGCCAAAGATTAAAACCCATTCCTGTACCACAGCATTCTACTAGTTGCCCTGCACGTGGTGGTTGTGGTCTAAAATTTAAAATAGGATCTTTGGGATCTCCCCAAATTTGTGCTACTCCATCCCAGCCTTTGGTAAAATATAAGCCACCAATGCAAGCATATTCAGGATGCTCTTCCATTTGTTTAATTAATTTTAATAAACCATCTGGAGGGGGGCAATTATCATGTTCTAGTGTGAGAATGTATTCCCAGTCTTTAAGGTTAGGATCAGCTAGTACCATTTCAATGGCATTGCTGTAAGCCTCTCCGACTTCCATTCCTTGTGCTAAAATGCGAATAACTCCTTGGTTGGGAGGAAACATTAAATTCCAATGAGATAAAGCTGCTTTAGCTGGTAATTGTGCTCCCGTAGGAATAATTACAATTACTCTTTGTTTTTTCCAAGAACCGCCTTTCATTAATCTGGCAGTAGTTTGTTCTAAATCTGCGTTATGGGCTCCCCCAAAATCTTGAACTGTAAATTGTGGTTTCATGAAACTCCTTTGAGTTAAACAATTGATTACGCTCTAAGCCAAAACACTGGCGTTCCAGCCGGCGCGGCTGGTTGGTAAGCCTGAATCGCGGCGCCGTATTGGCGCGAGACGCTCAGTGTCCAGGTCGCAGCCTGCGTGCCCGCGGTGTTGGTGTCGTCCCAATCGTGGGACGTGATCAGGGCGTTCGACCCTGATTCGTTCTCAAGCCGGTTCGTGAAGCCGGTCGGCGTCGTGATCGTGGTTGCGTTGTCGTTAAGCGTTGCGAACAGCGCAGCCAGAAGACGGTCATTCGCGCCCGTTGCGGCGCCAGTTGAGACGGTTGGCGAGGTCGTCCCAGAGCCGGAGGTCTTGTTGGTGCCGCCTGTCTCTGGTGTCCACTCGCCCGACCATTCCTCGATCGAGACCTCGTAGAACCCATCCGACGAGCCCGTGGGCAGCGTGATCTGAACGGCAGTCGAGCCTGATGCGCCGAAGCGCCGCCAGATGTAGACCTGCCGCTGGCCGTCGCCATCGACGTCAGTTGCCCGATCTTGGGTAGCACTACCCCCACCAATCTGGCACGACGCCGAAACACTACTTGCTCCAAAGCCGACGAGGGTGGCCTTGACGATGACCGTGTTCGCAGCGTTGAAGTTGCTGCTGACGTTCAGCGTGAAGGTCGTGGTGCCGGTGTAGGCGCCAGCGGTGAAGGACTGGACGAGCGTTGCCACCGTCAGTCCTCAAGCGCGATGATGGTGGCCGCGATGCGAGCCGAACCGCCCGAGAGCGTCGCACGCGCACGCACTTGGGTCGCCTGAATTCCACCCGTTTCTCGTGCCTCGAAGTAGGCTGGGGGATCTCCGGGGCCGGACCACGACGGGCCGACAACACACGACGTTGTGATGCCACCAGCGGGACGCCACTGCCCGCCGACGAGCGTCTCGACGACGATGATCAGCGTTGGCAAGCCGGTGACCGCGGCGCGGGTCAGTTCGACGCGCAGCGCATCGACGCGGCGCGGTACATCTACGGGACCAAGTGTGCGCTCGCCGCTGGGGTATGCCTGCGACGGAATATTGATACGAGCCAGTTCCGCCATATCAAGCGGTGCCGGAAATCATGAAAAACGACGGGGCGCGCGCAGCGAGAGAAGCTGTGCCGTCGATCTGCGAGAACGCGATGCTTGCCGGCATGGCGGTGGTCACAGAAGCACTGAACACACCATAGCCGAGCGGCCATTGATTCGAGCGGTTCGAGTTCACCCCGAACAGGCCGGAGAAGTTGCTGTTCAGTTGCGACACCAGGAGTTGACTGACCGAAGCGTTGGCGCCGCCCGTCGTCGTTCGAGACCACTGAGCCACGTAGTACCGCCCGTCGTTGATGGTGGTCGTCCACGGGATCGTCAGGAGACGGATGCCGGCGTAGGTCGAGTTGTTGACCGTCCCGCTGAACGTCACCGCCAGCGTCGCACTGGTGGAGTGCGCAAGCGAAAGCCGCGTGTTCTGCGTACCAGTTCCCCGGGTATACAACCCGAACGAGTGGGAAATAGTGACCGTGCCCGTCGAGTTGGTAGCGTTCGTGACGATCAGAGGAATGCAAAGTCGGTCAACGTCAAGCTCGCCGAGCGCCGCAGGGGCTGGCGTAGGCAGCGGCACGATATGGATGGACGCATTCCCGACCTGGCCGGCGACGTTCAAGCCCTCATTGAACGGCTGCCACAAGGTCGCCGTGCCGGGCTGGATCGTGTTGCTGATCGAGATGGTCGAGCCGTTGGTACTCAGACTGATCCCGCCTACCCCGACAAGGCTGGAAACCGGAGGCGCACTGATGACGATGTTTGAGTTGTTCGTACCCGACAGCGTGATGCCTATGCCGCTAAATCCAATGGTCGAACCGCTAGCCGTCGTGTTTCCGCTGGTATTACCAAGCAGGTTGTACCAGTTGTTCTCGGCTGCGGCGCCTGGAGCAGCAACAGAGGCGGTGATGATCGAGCCTGCCGACGTTCCAAAAGTAACGTTGTTAGCGTTAGAAAAATTAAGTGTAGTAAAACTAAACGAACCGTTAGATGCTGAAGCTACTGGAGTAACGCCACCTCCAGCGCCGGCCGAAAGGCTTAACGTAAAACCTGCACTGTTAGAAGCAGTAGTTCCACTTAAGTTAGTTAAATTAAGTGTTGGGTTACCATGACTATGATTTGATAATGCCGCAGTAGTTAACCAAGCAGGATGGTTTAAAGATAAGTTTAAACCAGCCGTATTGTGAGTCATGGACCCACTAATTAAGTTACCTGCAAAACCAGAACTAGTACCGGCTGCTGATCCAGCATTAAGAGATAAACCACTACTGTTAATTGTCATGGCTAAAGGACCAGCAGTAAAAGCACTGTTAAGTCCAATAGCGTCATTTGACGCACGAGCAGTAGTTAATCCGTTATGGGAGGCAGTAATAGTAGAAGCGTTAAATCCAAAAGTAATTCCGTTAGAGTTACTAAAAGAAATATTACCAGTACTTCCTTGTACACTGACCATATTCTGTGTTTGTACAGATTGAGTAGGTACAGTGTATGTAGCAGTAATTGTACTTCCGTTTAATCCAAACGAAATACCGTTACTGTTACTTAGAACAAAGTTAGTTAAGTTATTGCTTGTAGTCCCAGCACTAATATTAACACGACTAATGAAGTTGGCAACATCAGGAACAGTGTAACTCGCAGTGATTCGACTACTACCTGACATGCCAAAACTAATTCCGTTGGAATCAGCGAAAGCAACCGTTGTATTTGTGTTAGCAAGCTGAGTACCTGCACTTAGGATGTTGTATCCGTCAGCGCCACCACCTCCCGCTGCTGCTGATAACGATAATGTAAGTCCGTTGGAGTTACTAGCGGTGGTACCAGATAAGTTAGTAAGAGCCAGCGTGGGGTTGCCGTGGGAATGATCACTGGCGGCGTAATCGGTTCGTACTGTAGCGGCCAATGACCCGTTAGTGTTGGTAAAGGATACACCATTAGAGTTTACAAAGTTAAGTGTTTGAAAAGCTGAGGACCCACCAGGGGCACTAAAAGCTTGGTTACTTTGTGAAGTAAGACCATTGTGACTAGCAGTAATTTGCGAGCTGTTTGACATTCCAAATGAAATGCCATTACTGTTTACAAAAGCTACAGTGTTAGTAGTAGCAGTTTGAGTACCTGCCGCAATAGCAATACCACCTCCACCTCCACCGGCAAAAGTAGCCGTAGCAGTAATTACTCCACCTGCTAAACCAAAAGAAACGTTGTTACTGTTGGATAAAGTTAAAGTAGTAGAAAGAGTAGCAGCACCTCCGTTTACTACAAGAAGGTTAAAGCCGTCGCCTCCTCCTCCACCGCCTGAATCTACCGAGACCCAAGTAACAGGAGAAAGATTTTCACATTGCTTTAATACAGGGGGATTCGTAGATGTATCCATCCACAAATCCCCAACTTTAACATTAGCTGTCGGGGCTGATGTACCCCGATAAACTGAAGGCTGTACTAAAGTTAGGCTGACACCATCACCAACCGAAACAGTCATTATTTAAGAATTGCGTTAAGTTTGTCTACTTTTTCTTGGTACTCTTTTACTACCGCTTCTCGTTCTTCTGAAAGGCGTTTAGCGTCCGCCGTGTATTGCTCTTGTTTAAGTAAAGCTTGTTGAGCCGCTTTTACTTTTTCTGTATATAATTTTACTAAATCCGCAGCTTCTTTTTCACGAGTACCTACTAAAGATTCTCGTTTAACTAAAGCTTCTTCGCGTAAAGCTTTATCTTGATCAAGTTGTTTGCGTTCTTTTAGAACAGTAGCCATCATTGCATCTGCATCAACTTTAAGTTTTTCTACTTCTTTTTGAGTATTAGCTAAAAACGCAGCAATTTCTTGACCTTGTGTAACTTTATTAAGTAATTCTTTCCATTCTGCTTCACGGCGATCAAATTCAGCAATAATTTTTTTGTATTTTTCTGGATCAGAAGCAATGTCTACAAAAGCTCGAATGTCATTAAAAGTCATCATGATTCGACTCCTTGTAGCCAGGTGACAGTAACACTACCAGTACCGGCAGTAATATTAAGACGTACTGCTCGCACTGGAAAAGCATAGTTACCGTTAGCGTTAGCAGTAGCACTGGCTACTGTCGCGTTAGGGAAAGCAGTAGGAGTTACTGCGGGATCAAATACATCATCAAACGTGTGTTCTACAGTATAAGTAACTGTGCCGTTAATCACACATCCAAAACTGGCATTAAACGGATTACGTCGATAATCTACAGGAAACCAAGCAGTAGTGCCTACCCCAGTTCGGCTAAATGATGAAGGGCGCATTACCTATATCCTTTCTTTCTAAAAGAAGGGGGATTACTCCCCCTTACAAAGTTTAATCGTCAGCCGTTTCGCCAGGACCAGCAACAAAGTAATCAATGATTACCCAACCAGTACCACCAGCAGTAGATGAGCCTACCGTGTAGGTAGCCGTTACTGCTCGATCAGCGTCTAGTTTAGTAAGAAAAGAAGTACCTATTGCTGCACCAGGGTTAGCTAAACCTACCGAAGTTGTAGGCAAAGAAAAGGCGTTCACTAAAGCAGTGTTACCAATACCACTTAAACCTACTGAAACTGCACCAGCAGCGGTAACAGCGTTGTTAGCTTGAAATACGTGAATGTCAGTAACTACTGCATCACGAGGAAGGACCGCCTTTACGGTAGCGTTATCTGTCCGTGCAAAAGGAATAATCTTTTGTAGGGTAGAACGGGGTTTAGGATAAGATAAAGTAACTCGGGCGGGATCGTATGCCATATAAAGTTCTCCTTTTAGTTTATGTAAAAAGGGGAGGAGTTAACCTCCCCAATTTAATTAAGCACCAGGAGAGCCAAAAAGGGCGCGCCAGTCAGTGTTACCGAAACTGTAACGGGCAGTAGCCTTATACTTAGCATTTTCGGTATCAAAGTCTTCGTCCATCTTGAACTCGTCAGCACGACGTTCCCAGTATTTCATACCATGAGGTACGTCAGTACGAATGAACCAAGCATCCGCGTCAGTCAAGTAGTGGTTAACTACCATTTCAGGAATGATACCAAGTGACTTGAGTGCGTTTAGGTCGTTGTTGGAAGTACCAACACGGCCTTCAGTACCCATAATACGCTTGGCTTCAAACATGAGTTGACGTGGAATGACAAGTTTCTTAGGAAGAACCTTGATGCGGAGACCACGATCGTTAGTCCAACCAGCAATGTCGATACAAGCCTGTTCTAGTGCAGCTTCGCTGAGGTCAGCAGCCGTAGCTAGAATGTTAGACTGAGTACCACCAGCAAAGTTGGGGTGTGCGTTGTTAAGCAAAGAAACACCGTCACCATACACAGGACCGCCAGCAAAGGCGTTGTTGTAGATGTTGGCGCCGACAATCTCTTTGGTTTGACGCATTGAGAATGCAAGACCTTGAGCTTTGCGTTGACCTACTACATCATACTGGTCGTCGTCATAAATTTCACGAGTGATGATGAAACCTAGAGCGTACACAATATGCGTGTAGCGAGTGATGAATGACTGCCGTTCGCTGTCATAAGCAATTGGAGCACCTTCACCCTTGACTTGTGCAAGGCCAAAAGAAGTAACACCAACGTCCTCTTCAAACTGACGACTTGATTTGTAAGTGTCAAAGAGATCGGTGTATTCGGTTTTAAATTCGTTATAGGCCTTACCGTACCAGGCATTAATACCGGGCCATAAGGCTTTGGCGAAGTTGGAAC